TGGTGGAATCCTGAAGACACAGGGCCAGTTCGGTTGCTTCATTCCAAGCATAACCCCGAATGATTTCATCCCGTGCTCTAGGATAGTGGATGGCACAAGTCGAATAAGGTTTCTGTCCAGTTGGGCTGGTGTCGGTAAGCTGGTGCTCGCCAATGAGGTCCACTGCTTCTTGATATACCTGTTCGACTGTAGATAAAGCCATAAAAGTAAAATATAAAAAACTGTATTTTAGTTTCCGGGCCTAAAGTAAAATAAGGGGCGACCGTCACAGACTGCATCGCCCCCTTACCTTAGTCTTCGATTTCGTACAGAGTAGTTACCCTGATACGTTTGTTCGCAGCCAGAGTTGCAGCAGCGGTGACAACCGTTACATACGAATCCGCAGTCAGAGCCGCATTACGGACAGCTTCGACAGCCGGTATGAACTGCTGGTTAGCAGAAGTCATATCCGTCCAAGCCTCCGCAGCCGTAGCAGCGGTACTTCCAACCTTGATATCCGCAGTGACAGCCGCACCCACGGCCTCATTCGCGACTACGAAACCAACAATATGGGCACCCTTGGGCACATAACCCATTTTGATTTCCGAGCCTGCGTCGTAAGCCGTGGTACTTTCGAAGTAATCAGTCATACTCCGAAGCTTCGTACCATAAAACTCACTGGCATTCGGGAAATCAGCGGCACCCGCAGTACCGGCCAAGATGTTATAAATCTTGGTGGTAAAGTTGCCCTTTAGCGTTGTACTAGCAGCCATAGGAGCCTCCGATTAGATAGTTTCGATTTGCAGTACGCGGTCTTCGTCCATGCGGATAGCGTTCATACCGCACTGAGCCGCAATCTGAAAGACGTACAGACCCTTGCGGGGGATACGGTCAATCGAGAACTGCGGGACGTTGTGCTGTGCAAACAACATACCCTGCGGTACCCACACCGGAAGTTTATAGACGCTGGTATCACTGTCGAGGTCGTTATTCGTACCCTTGGTGATATTGTAGTCAATTATAAACGTCCAGCCACCCCACTGACGGATATTACCGAGAGCGAGAGATTGAAGCGGACTCGTATCCAGAGACTGGGTTTTAGCCTCGAAGATAAGGTCGTTAATGTGCTTGTGGGTACAAGCGATATAACGCGGACCATTCAGGTTGACCTTGAGTTCTCCAAAGGCTCGTGTAGCCATCTGAAGTTTGTTCAGGGTCAGACCACTAGAAGTGCCACCCTTGGCGAAATCTTCATCCGCACAGTCGTGAGGGATTACCCTACCACCCTCAGAAGCTGAACTGAAAGTGTCTGCGTTGAACGAGTAAGTATCATCACCCGGGTTTTTGCCGCCTTTAACGTCAGCGAAGAAAGCGTTATGAACAACGTCATTCTTTAGACGTACAACACCATTAGCCAGAGCCTTGATGTAGTCACCCGCGGGGTCGGCGTGCATGAGGATATCATCTTCTTTATCCACGAAGATACCCTTGCGGTACCATTCGGGGAACATCCACCTACGGTTGTGGACCATATCATCAATGGGGATGTCCTCAAACCGAGAAACCTTTTTCTTCAGGTCAATCGTGCCAAGGAAATCATAAGCTTTGTGCTCACCCATGATGGAGTCCACCCGGGTTTTTCCACCGTACACGTCGTCCATTTCCTGAAGAACGTGCTCGTAGCCCGGAGTGTAAGCATTGATGAATGCCTCGGTATACCCACGGGTATCGTTGGTATTACCGTAAAAAGTGCCCATTTTTTAACTCCATAAAATCAGTTTTTTGTTTTAACATCTACTACGAGGTTGTCCTTTCGGGCCTCTTACCCTTAAAGCCGGGCTACAGCTTGAGGGGGCCTTGGCTTATCCCTCTTTATGTAGAAACAACCCCCAATATTCCTGCATGACCTTTTCATGGTCAGGATGGGCCGCGTTCGTAAATGCCGGGTTCTCTTTGATCGCTTTAAGCTTATCCGGCTGGGATTGGGGTACCCTTGTCTCACCTGTTGGGAGGGGGTCCTCAGCTACTCGATCAGCAAGTTGCCCCAGCATATCCAGAACCACCGGGTCATGTGCTAGGCCATAATTCTCGATAACGTCTGCGACGCTTTTTCCATCATCGAGCTTGAAGCCCTCAGCAAACCCCAGAGCTTTCTGGGTGAACTGGTTGTATTCATCTTCCGTATTAAATCTCTCCCTAATAGCCTTTTGTGCGTTATTTTGTTCCTCAGCATAAGCCTGCATCTCGGCCTTAGTCGCGTCAAGCTGGAACCGCACGGTGTTTTCAAAGGCTTTCTGGTTCATACCTTGTTGATGGGCGTACTCCTTAAATAGCCCCAACAGATTTTCATTTACCAGATTTTTTTCTTCTTCAGAGGGTTCAAACTTGTAGTCCTCGGGTTTTGCCGGACGACCCAGCTTAGTATGGACTTCATTCCAGCCCTCTGTGTCGTTCTCGTCCGGGATTGTGATAAGCTGATCTCTCTGACCCACAAAACTTTCAAGCTCTTTTTGGGACTTAATCATCCCGTCAATAGCCTTGTAGCCCTTGGTTTCGATAAAGCTTCGCACATCTTCCGGGGCTTGTGAGAGGTCGCCAAAGGTACCGTCAGGATTTATCCAACTTACCTCGGTACCTTGGCTTTCCCCCGTCGACGGATTTTGCGGAGTGGGTTCGTTGCCTACATTAGTTTCTGGATTTTCGCCGTTCATTATCGTGCCTCAAAAATAGCATTATGTGGTTCCATACGGCCCGCTTTCCTTCCTCAAATAATACAGAATTTGGGTCAGGATTATTGGGTTGTCGTACGCTACAGTTGTCCACGTTACACCGTGATCGCAAATCTTTCAGTACTAGCTTCCCTGCCTCTGAACGGAATATCTCTCCATAGGCCAGAGCAAGTTTCTCGTTTTCCTCTTGAATTTTTCTGGTTAGTTCTTCGGTCTTTCTCTGATCGTCTGGGTGCATTACACGAGTCCCTCAAGTTGTTCCATACCACCGGCATCCTGAACATTTTTGAAAGCCACCGCTGCCTTTTCCATGATCTCGGCACCCGGCTGGGCCATCTGCATCTGTTCACGGACCTGCCTGTTCTGGTCACGTCTATCTTCATCCATGAAGACCTTTTCAGACACTCCATGTGCCCGGAGGTCTTCCCTAAACGCTCTATCCAAGTCCACATTGTCATAGACCGGGTGGACCTGCTGATAAGGTGCCCATTTACTCATCACAATACCCAGAGCATTAGATTGCATAATGCCCATTGCGATAGCTAGACGACCTGTGTAGATTATGTTGGTTTTGAGATTTTTAGGTTTTGCCCGTAAATAGCCGTGCCGCATCAAGAGGTTCCCAGATCGGGCGATAACTGGGTCTGTCAGTTCGCCTTTCTGCCCGTTGATAGCAGGAGAAAGAAGAACCATTTTTTCCTCGATACGGGCAGTTACTTCGGTGGCGGTCATGTTTCGGTATTGGGCAAGAACATCAAAGAGGTCATTAAAGTAACCCCTTTGAATAATGTCTTCTACCTGAGCCAGTGACGCGTCATTAAGCTGGGCATTAACCCCGGTGATGATTGGCTGTGGCGGCTGGGACCCCGGGTGTCCATAAATAAGTGCTCCGGGCGAAGTGATAGGCTGACCCATAACACTTTCGGAGGTAAGCCACCACGGAGGATTCTGTGCTCTCTCTGCACTTTCGATGAACGTCCTCCGCATCCGGTCGTACATTTTAATTTCAGGAAGAAGATCGTGCGAGGGAGAACGGCCATAAATCTCACCCGGTACAGTAAAGAAACGAACAACAATATAAGGCTGCTCGTAGTAACCACCGACTTTAACGACCTTACGGTCGGATTTATTGACCCATGCGGAGACAAAGGGGAATGACCCTACCTTGAATCGGTCATGTTTGGAATTGGGGTAGACGCAGTGGATGAATTCGAATTGCTTATTGGAGTATGGGTTATTTTGGCGTTCTTCGTCTATGGATTTGCCCAGAGCTTTGCCCTCGCCAAACATCTGCTCGGCCTGCCGGACGTTCATCCATTTGGTCTTGAATACGGTGTCAATTTCACCCCGGTGGTTTACTTCAAACGCAATATCCCGCATGTGGTGGTTTTCAAATACCAACCCACCATCCCACATAACAGACAGGCACGCGGTACCAAAAGCACAAAGGGTCCGAATGCAGGCAAACATTTCCCGCTGGAAGTTACTGTCCCAGAGGGCTTGGTGGACCTGAACACGGTATTCTCCAAGCCATCGTTTGATATCGGTGCGTTCGTTGAGTTCTTCATCATCGGCCCGAGCAATAAACCAGTGTTGACCTACAGGCATAAGATACGCGAAGACACCCGCCCCCATGCGGTAGCAAGCCATCGCGGGCATGGAAGTGTAGGTATTGACGGTCCTAACCTGCCCTTGGGAGGTGGGATATGTGCTGACAATATCCTGAGCGGCAGGCATGATGTACTTGCCAATTTCCTGCAATACCGGGGAATACTGTGCTTTTTGAGTCATAGCATCAGTATGCCGAGCCAGCAACTCGTCTACGGGTTTTCGTCTTTCGCGTACAAACATTATTGCCCTAGTCGATCTTTAAGAGCTTTTTCCAGTCCAGCGAACAAGGTAGCTTTTCGGCCCGGGGGGATACGCTTGCGTACCTCGTCTTGTCGGGCTTTATCGGCTCCCTCCACAATTCGACGAGATTCCTCTTTGGGCCGCTGTGGTTCAGGGGCCGGTTTGGGCGGTTTAGGTTTCGACGACCCACCGCCAAATAAACTAGACATACTCTACTCCTTACGCGGCATAGGCTACGAGACTTACGCCAGCGGCTTCAATGACTGTAAATTTGTCGTTGGCCGCTTCCATCAGAACGCAATAACCTCGGTCAGCGATTGATAGCCGTTTGCCAAGTTCGTTGATCTTGGTGTTGGATTCGTCCGTTACCGTACAGAGCAAGGTACCGCCGGAACGGT